CTAGGGGTACTAACACTAGACAACAGGTTATTATGTAACGAATAATTTTTATCGGGTGGAGCTAAGTTAAACGTAGAAATATCCATACTTATATCTATATTTGAATGATTTTCTTTAAATGATTTATAAATTAAATACGCACCTTCCCTTCCGCCTCGGCTATTTGGAACCATTCATATGTTTCTTTAAGACCTGTCGAAAAATCTGTAAATTCAAAGTCGGGAAACAGCGCACGGAATTTGTCATTGGACACGGTCTTTTTCATACAACCGTCGGATCTCGAAGCATCAAACAAGATATCTTCTCGGGATATACCCATTGCCTCGCCTAATTTTTCCACTACTTCTTGTACTGTATATTCATCATTACAACAAATGATATTTCCGCTTTTCATTTCTTTCTTACATTCATCTGCGAGAAGAAGACGGCACAAAATCTCAGCAAAATCACGTGCATATAAAAATTGTCGCAAAGGTTTTCCCGTGCCGTAAGCAACGAATTTTTCTTTTTGATTAAGTTTTTTACCCCGATGAAAGCGCTCCATGAGACCCGGTATCATATGACTGTCGCCAACTTTAAAATTATCATAAGGTCCATACAAATTCACGGGAATAGCACAAATATATTCTCGACCGTGTTTTTTGGAATATTGTCGACACTGTAATTCGAGCATGCGTTTGGCGTAGGCGTAACCTTCGTTTGATGGATGCGGAGGTGATTCGTGAATCATAGATTCGTCCATGGGGAAGCGAGAAGGTTGAGCGGGATAAATACATGAAGAAAGAACAAAAACGGCACGTTGAATACCGGATAAGTGGGCTCCTTCTAAAACGTTTTCGTTGATTTTTACATTGTCGGAAAACATTTCGATGCCTTGGTTCATGTTTTTGTAGAGTCCACCAACATTGGCTGCCAGGTGAATGAGTCCTTCGAAATTATGAAGAGCAAAAAATTTGAGTACAGCATCGCGATCTCTTAAATCGCAATCTTGACTTGACAAATAATAAAAGTCTAGTGTGTCGCTGTTTTTTAGAAGATTCAAAATTTTACTAGCACTTACCTGGAAATCTTTAATGCAGCAACCGACCATACCGAATCCTCCTGTAATTAATACTTTCATTCTATAATGAATAATATGAAAGTCTTTTTAAGTGTTAAGTTTTATGTTTTAAGTTTTATTCAAAAGATGATTATGAATTTTGAATAAAAGTTTGTGTTATACCCAAGGTTTTTTTATAAGGGAAGTTACAATGCCGAATAATACATCGATTGCCAATAAACCGGAAATTAATCGATTAGGGTGTAAATTAAACAAACTGATTTTAAACACGCTCACGAGTAAAACAGCTAAACCATTGAGTATATGGAATGGTCTGGACCACCAAACGCATTTCCCTTTTTTTTTGTCGTTGAATATCTGTTTAGCGTTAATGTAAATGGAATAACCTGCGATTATTGGTATCAGGTAAGATAATTCATTGCGGTGATAAAATTTATAAACACCGAAAGCTATAAGAAATCTAATCCAAATACATATTCCCAAAAAAATCATTTTTCTTTTTTCGGGCGAATAACCCATTTTCATTACGGCACCGCCGTTATTATTCTTGTCACATTTCATTTAATATAAGAATATAAAATCTATTGAAACATAATTCAATTGAGAAATATTCTATTGTTACACTAATATATATGGCTAAATCTAGAGGAAGTATTTTTTCTAAACCAGAAAATATAAAACCTGAATTATTAGATATATATGATTCACTTAACCTTAAGAAAAAAATTCGTATAGACTTAGGTATAAAATTATTGGGAGATGAACTGCGTAATTTTGATATAACAAATAAATGTTATATTTTTAGAGCGATTGAAAAAATTTGGAATGACGATGATAGCGATGAAAGATTTTCCACATTTTTGGATACAGTAGAAAGATTCGTGACAAGAAAATATTTTAGAGAATTATTAACATCTTCATGTGTTTCAAATGGACTTAATTATCAACCATTATTATATAAATGTGTTAGGAATCCTGATAAATTCGCTCCTGATTTTGAATATTTAATGGATAAAATGAGAGAGTACGAGATTAAATCGATAGAAGTACATAATAAAGCAAACGATGTTGATTTGGAAACATATATGGATGATGTTTTAGACGAACAATGGGAAGTGGATAAACAAATGATGGTTCAACAAATTGAAAATCATGACGCTACAATAGACGCGAGGGATAGAAAAAGATCTTTAAGTAGAAGAAGAGGAAAAAAAAAAGAGGCGAGTCAATTATATATCGCATTAAATGAAATAATGCATGATAGGAAAGGCAAAACTTTAGACGTGGGTACTATAAAAGGAATTGTCGATGAAAGATATACGTCCCCACCTAAGGGAAAAGACAAAAAAAACTCAACGACTCCGGAGCGTAAAATAAGAAAAGAAGCCTGGGAGAAGAGAGATAAAGAGAATAGAAAAAGAGAAAGAGAGATGTTAGCAAAGAAAACACGAAGAAAAGGGCTAAGAGCTAAATCAAGTTCAAAAAGTAATTCAAAAGGGAAAGCAAAAAAAGGCGGAAGAAGAAAAACGAAGAGAAAAACGAAAAGAAAAATGAAAAGAAAAACGAAAAGAAGAGTAAGAAAAAAAATCAATTAACAAAATAATTTATCTTTCTCCTTTTTATCTGCTTTAAATTTTTCCCATTCTTGTTCAATGTCAATGTCACTGTTATTTAAATATAACCCACGATACCAATCACCTTCCATAATGTTATCGCGCAAGTTTCCCAGAGAGTAAGATGAGCAGGTAAAAGATGAGGTAAAATATTCGCGTACTTCACTTAATATATCTTCTCTTTTAATCCCGTGTGCTTTGGTAAGGTGTTCGCATATACTTTCATTTAAATCATTTTGGACACCGTTTTTAAAGACCGAAGTCCCGTGAATATCCATGCAAAACTCGTCGAATTGCAGTGTGAATGTCAATGCGGGGTATTTTTTACTAACTGTACGAAAGTAATTGATGGGAGGACACCAACGGGAATAGAACTCGATGACGGGGCTTTCGTCCCATGTGTTGCAATCTTCGCCGCCGCCCGATATTTCCGCGGTCCATTTTTCATAAGCTGTCGCCCTCAAACCTCCTACTGGGACACTTATATCGAAATCCAGGATTCCATTAGCATTGGTATTTTCTTTGTAAAATTTTTCCCATCCTTCACCTTCAACAGTCAGTCTGTTCCAACATTGGTTTGGCATATTGCATATACCATCAAATCATATATTTAAGTATTAACTTCAATAAATGATTTATTATGCACGTTTCTCATATTCAGCAATGCGTTTATTCACAGTCTCATTTGAGATAGTAAAATCTTCGTATACTTCGAGTAAGTCGTCTTTTCTTTTATTGAATTTCTTGCAGAATCTTTGGTAATTTGTTTTCATAAAATCATACATTTTGCGTACTTCTTTGGAATTTTCTTTGGAAATTTTTAAAGCTGTTTCGAGAGTTTCTTTTTCTTGGGTCCATTTGTCATTTGCTTTAGTGAGTTTACGATTTGTTTTTTTAAGTTCACGGATTTCGTCTTCAAGTGTTTTACATTTCAAAGATAATTTTTGGGTTTTGCGTTCCAACCTGTTATTAGTGTCTTTAAATTTACGATTTTCTTTTTTTGATTGACGATATAATTCATAACATTTATCTTCCACAAAGGTAAAAGAGGTGCTTTCTTCTTCCATTATACATAGTTTTATTTTTTTTTCTTTAAGTTTCTATTGTTTTATTTAATTATTCTCAATCTTCTTCCGACGATGTCAATTCTTCTGAATCTGTTTCTTCTTCTGACTCAGTAGGATCAAAATCTGACTCTAATTCTTCGTCCGACTCTAATTCTTCGTCTGACTCTAATTCTTCAAGCGACTCTAATTCTTCAAGCGACTCTAATTCTTCTGTAACTAACTCTTCATTTTCTTTCTCTTCATTTTCTTTCTCTTCATTTTCTTTCTCTTCATTTTCTTTCTCTTCATTTTCTTTCTCTTCATTTTCTTTCTCTTCATTTTCTTCAACATTGTTCACACAAATTAAGCTATGTAATTTATCTTTTTTATTTTTGAAGTTTATTCCGATTCCATCAGAAGATTGTAAATTATTATCAACTATATATTGTAAGACACCATCGAAAATTTCAATTTCACTCATGTAACTTTTTGCTGGGAGACCAAAAAAGTCGCATAATTCGTCGTCAAGCGAAAGCAAAATACTTTCTTTATTATCAATGAAATGTGATTCGAAAATGGTTTCCAAATCATCAAAACGATATAAGACAAGTGGTGTTTGAGTGATAATGGTAGTATCAGTATTATTTTCATTTTCATTGAACAATTCATCAACTGGTGAATTGGTTCTCAATGCATTCAAAAATTTATTCATTTTGAACTTATACCAAATAGTGGGATGTTGTAGATTATTATTTTTGATGTATTCGATTAGTTTAATAATTATTTTTTGTTTATGTATACGTTTATGAGGCGAAATATTCAAAACTTTTGCCAAATTCGCACTAGGAGAAACAATGTTTGCAGTAGCGGAAACCTCTGGTTTGGTTAAAATTATGGATTCATAATGTTTTTTTAATAAATGGAAAAGATTGAAAAGATTGATTTTATTTTTTTTTATGAGAGATGTATCAAAATTCATAATTCGACAAATTTCTGGTCCAGGTAGTCCCGTACGTAAGAATGCCATAAGTGACGAATCGATGGGAAGTTTTAATTCATAGGCTGTGGTTCTTTTTCCTTCGCTCATAATGCCTATTATTATGTGAAAATTTTTAAGCCTTAATAAGATAAACAATAAGAATATAAAAATTTCAATGAGTACACATGTATAGAATGGAAACAATACCAGAATATGTAAGAGCAAAACAAGTGCATGATAGAATAAAATATTTGGGTAAAAGTCAAAGTAAATTAAAATTGTTAATGGGTACAGTTAGTACTTCAAAAATTAATCGGGGGCGTAATTACATGAGAAATGTATATGATTATGCGGAAAAATATAAAAACATGGGTGGTCCATTTGATACCGAATTATGGGCTCATTTACCGGACAATATAAATCACGAATGTCTTAAAATTATTGGGAACGGACCAGCAGTAAGCATGCCCAAGGATGGTAAAGATTTGATAGAATTATGCGAAAGAAAAACTATGGGTGACGAAAACAATAAGTATGAAATAGATGCGGATGATTTAAAATTAACTGAGCAATTAATAGACGTTTTGGGGAAGTTAAATAAAGAGATATCTCATGAGATGTATGGAGGGAGGTACATTAAATTTAAGTTGAGAAAATTGAGTGTATATACTCAGGGAGCCGAAATGAAAACCAAAGTATTTGAACCTGAAGATAGTCACGTAGGGACATTGATTTTGGAATTACCGTATGAATATGAGGGAGGCGAATTTATGTTAGGTAAAGAGGAGATTTATACGAAAAATAAATGGGTGGCATTTTATTTGAAAATACCCCATAGTATTAAGGAGGTAAAAAGCGGACATCGCGTAGCAATAATATTCGATATAATGGTGGACGATATGTGTGGTACCCCGAATATGACGTTCGAAAAATACACGACCAATACATTGGTAATAAACACGGGGAAATCCATTTTATCAGAACTTTATGAAAGAGATATTGGATTAATATTGTCGCCGGATTATTTTGCAAAAGAGTGGGGGAATAATGTATATAAGGGACCCGAAGTATGTTTATTTGAATACATAAAAAATTCTTGTGAGATTGTGGATATATTACCTGTAATTTTAAGACAAGAAACCACTCGAGAAAGTTATAGAAATAATACATCAATCAATGTGTATAGATATACTGAGAAAGACATGGTTACAATGGCTCAAAATTCAAGTTCTCATGAATTCGAACCATTGAAATACCAAAATTTGTTATTTTACGATATGGGATTTTATACGAATCGTAAAAAATACAATAATGAAGAACGCCCTAGATATTATATGGTAGCGATATTAACAAAAAAAATAATTATTTTGAGTGAAGAGATGTCGAAATTGATGGGTGTAAAAATGGGAGGTGAAATCAATCGCAATGAAATAATACCAAATATCAAGAAATACATTAAGAAAAATAATTTGGAAAACCGAGGTAGACCGAACACGTATATTAAATTAAATGGTATATTGTCCAAAATAACTAACCGATGCCATTCAACAGTTTCATTGATGGATAGCGCATTTTGGGTAGAAATAAGTTTTTCAAATCTAGAAAAGAGAGGACATATTAGATTATCAAAGTGAATAATATAGGATTATATTTCAATCTAAAAAGGTGACACCATAATGAATTATATTCGAAAAGAATGACAAAACTAGCATTTATAACAGGAATAACAGGACAAGACGGGTCATATTTGGCAGAATTATTGTTGGAAAAGGGATATCGTGTCTATGGCATAGTTCGCCGTACTTCTCTTCTCTATTCGTCGACACGATTGGATCATATTCGAGACAAACTCATTTTAAGTTACGGTGACATGACAGATT